GAATGGTATAACAGACTGTTAAAAATGCTTGCCATAATGGTATAAATCGACCAAAACGGCAAAACAAACTGTTAAAATTGATTGCCGAAACGGTAGAATTTACCGAAATGGAATAACACTTTGTTAAAAATACATGCCGAAACGGTATAAAATGGGTTGCATTTGAGTAGAATGGGCGCTATAATGGACAAAAACGATAACGGAGGAGAAAAACATGAAAAGATCAGGAGTAACAGAAAACGCCTACGTGGAAGAGAAAATGACGGCAGGCGTGCGGCACGCGAAAACGCTTTGCATGGTTGGAATTGTAATGTCCATCGTTTGCGGCGTGGTGGATGTCATTTTTGACAAAATGAATCATGTGGATTCGTGGATTGGCTCCCTTGTGGCTGCTCTCTTGGTTCGCTGGCTCTTCGACGGGCTGGAAAGCATCATCAGCCTGCTGTGTGATCTTAATTCCACGCCATCCGTCGGGACAAAGTTCCCGGATGCTGCGTTTCCGCAGCAGAGCAGCAACGTGCCGGATTTGCGCAACATCAAGATGCCGGAGCAGGCCAAGTACGACAGCCACGAGACCGCGGGCGAGTGATCCTCGCACAACTTCATCAAGCGTCACCTTCGGGCGGCGCTTTTTTTATGCCGAAAAACAAGATCATGCCTCTTTTTGTCCTTGCGCAGCCTCCTGCTGACGGAATACATCAGCCATAGCGTCAAGCGTTGCTCGATGCTCGGCAGATAAATCGGCATAGGGATCGCGAGTTAAAAGAGTTGGTGGAATACTGACGTTCACGGGTGGGCGATAATCGTTGGACATGCCAAGCAGGAAATCAGATGTGACATTAAAATAGTGGCAAAATGCTACGATGAAATCAACGGGTGGCTCGCGCTTATTCTGCTCATAACGACTTAATGCGCTATGAGTAATCCCGAACTCGGCCGCAAGGTCTTTTTGCATCACGTCGTGATCCTCGCGTATCGCGCGGAGTCTGTCGCCAAGTGTACCAAGCATGAAAACACCTCCTTGAGTCTTGCCGAAATGGTACTTTATAATATAATACTTGCCGAAACGGTAAAATCCTTTTGGTGTGCCAAATTGGCAAAAAATTTTTTTAAGGTACTTGACATGTACCAAAATGGCAAATATAATAGAGCTGTAACGCGAGTAAGTGACAAAATGGCACGCACGAGGTGAAAATAGTGGAAAACGGATTTGCGGATAGGCTGAAAAAGACCTTGCGCGAAAAAAACATGACCATGAATGAGCTTGCAGAAAAGTCTGGGCTTACACTTGTGACGATTGCAAGACTGGCGAATGGAACGCGAGGAAAGACTCTTGAGAAGCTGCCGAAGATGGCGCGCGCCTTGGGCGTGAGCATCGACGCGCTTTTCCCCGAGATGGACGCGCCGCAGGAAGACGCGGCACTCCAGACGGCAGAACCGACGACCGACGAGGACGATCTGGGGGATTTAGAATGATACGGGCAGATGTCACGCGAGACGAGGACGAAAGCATCCGCATCAGCGGCAGATTTACGGGCACGACGGACGAACTGATCGACGAGCTGGCCTGCCTGTGTGTGGACGCGATCCAGACCATGGCGGAGGACCACGAGGGACAGGACGACATTGCCGATCAGCTTGAGCGGGCGCTCGTCGAGGCGATCATCGCCCGCCATGCACAAGATACAATGCCCTTCGAGGGGGACGATGACGGTGCGATACACTGACGGAGACGGGCTTGCGACGTGGCGGCATGGTCAGCCATCTATCCAGATGGACTATGCGCCAGAACAGTGGCATGTCCGCGGCATACGCGCGGCGCGCTTTAAGCCCTGCCCGCATTGCGGCGGCGCGGTGCTGGCGAGGGAGCGCGTGCTTGAGGCCAGCCGGTTCGGGCCGGCCGTGATCCGCAGGGCGGAGTGCAGCAATGCAAGCTGCGGCTGGGTGTATATGAGGACGGGCGGAACGCGCGAAGAATTTGTGCGCGCGGTCAACGAGAGGAGCGGAGAACGTGGTTGAGATCAGGTGCGGCCGATGCGAAAAGTGCGGCGGTCAGGAGTCGGTGGCTTATGACGCGATCCAGACGAAGACGGAGACCGGGACGGTGCGGCCGGGCTGGCAGGCCGTCGTGGGTTGCCTGGCTTGCGGCGCGCAGCGGATATACAAGGCGGATCGGATCACCGACTTCCGCCTGCGGCTCGACGTAGTCCCGATGAGGGCAAAGGGAGGTGAGACGGATGCAGGTAATGACGGCGGCGCGGTACAGCCGAGCTGATAAGCACGGCAACGGCGGCGGAAAGCTGTTGAGCGCGACGATGCGGGAAATCCCTGACGCGGCGATGGACTACGCCATCGCGGACGTGATGCTGACGAGGCAGACGACCGACGAGGGGCGCGAGGCTGTGCGAGCCGCGGCGCGAGAGTGCCTGCATGTGGAGCTGTGACCAAAGAGGACAAAAGGACGGTGTGACGGATGGGGATGAGGCTGGATGCCTGGCGCGATCTGCTCAGTGTGGATGATCGTAAGCGCAGCGATAAGCCGGGCGGTTTTTGGGCGATCTGCCCCTGTCATGCCGACCACGACCCAAGCCTGCACTGCTATATCGGGGACGACGGGCAGACCGTAATGAAATGCCACGCCTGCGGCGCAGACCGCAAGGACGTGGCGGAAGCGCTGGGCTACACGCTGCAAGATGTGGCGGTGGACGCGATGACGGGCGAACCGCCGGAACGGTATGCCAAGAAAAAGCCGGAGCGCAAGGCCGAGCCGCCCAAACTGGCGCGGCGGCCTTTTGCCGTCGGCCATCGGTGGAAGATCAAAGAGATCGACTACGAGCTGACGCGCATCTACGAGTACAAGGACGCGGAGGGCAAGGTCAAAAAGCTCAAAGCGCGGTACGAGGGGCACGACGAAAACGGCGAGCGAAAAAAGACCTTTGCTTTTCAAAGCTACGGGGAGGACGGCAAGCTCTACGTCGGCGACCTGTGGCATGACCTGCTCTACCGGCTGCCGGAGATGCTGGCGGCCAAAGCGCAGGGCGAAACCATCCTGATCGTCGAGGGCGAAAAGGACGCAAACAACCTTGCGGCGCTCGGCTTTTGCGCGGTGTCCAGCGCATACGGCGCGGGCAAGGGGCGGCTGGATGGCAAGTGGCTGCCCGCCTACACCGAGGCGATCAGCGGCGCGAGGCGCGTCATCTACATCCCGGACAACGACGACGCGGGCGAAAAGCTCTGCGCGTATGTCTGCGAGCAGTTGGTCGGCAAGGTCGGCGAGCTTGCGACGCTGCGCTTGGTCGATTATCTGACGGAGGCGGAGCGAGAGCGTTTTGCAAAGGGCGATTTTACCGACTGGGCGCATGAGATGCAGGCCGGTCGCGGCTGGAAGCGCGAGGCGATCCGCAAGACCTTCGCCGGTCTGCTGGACAAGGCGGTGCCGTATGTGCGGCAGGGTAAGGTGCTCGACATAGGCGAGGCAAAAGCCAAAAAGGCCGCGGCGAAACCTGCCGAAAACCCGTCAAAACCGAATACGAATTCGGTTTTGCCGAGGGGCGGCGGAGGAGACGACGGCGGGGACGATGACCGCTTTGTCCACTACATGGGGCTGCACGACTACGCCGTTGAAAACGGGCGCTTGTGCCGGATCATGGGACATGGAAAGGCAGCCTGGGCGAAACCGCTCTGCGACTTTGTGCCGGAACTCAAGGAGACGATCACCCGCGACGACGGCATGACGCAGGACACGGAGTGGATCATCGCGGCGAGAACGCCGAGCGGGCGAAGCCTGCCGGATGCGGACGTCAAAAACGATGAGTTTTTGGCGATGAAATGGCCAGCGAAGGTGTGGAAAGCATACGGCAACATCTACCCCGGCGGCCTGACCGCCGGATATGTCAAGGACGCGCTGCTGCGCGGCGGCCAGAAGGGGGCGAAAGATCGGACAATCTACGGCTATACCGGCTTCAAGCGCGTCGGCGACCGGCTGATCTACATGTATCACGACGGCGCGATTGGCGCGGACGATGTGAGCGTGGAGCTGGTCAACGCCAGCCAGCACTATCACTTGCGCCTGCCGGAGATCAAGGGCAAGACAGAGGATGAGATCGAGCAGGGCGGCGCGCAGGCGGTGGCGGCGCTGGCAAAGGGATTTGACGCGCGGATTGTGATGCCGCTGCTGGCGCAGGCGTTTCTAGGGCCATTGTACAGCACGATGGTGCAGAGCGGACGAACGCCGGGCTATGTGGTCTTTCTCGTCGGCGCGAGCGGCAGCTTTAAGAGCACCTTGCAAGGGTATATCCAGAGCATGTTTGGCGATTTTCACGCCAAGCAAATGCCCGCCAACTTCCGCTCGACCGCCAACTGGACATCCGACGCGCCCTATTACTGCAAGGACACGCTCTTTACCTGCGACGACTTTTTTCAAACAAAAACCCGCCGCGAGAGCGACGAGCTGAACCGCGTCGCCAACAACCTCATCAGCGCGGCTTCTGACCGCGCGGCACGAAACAGGCAGAGCGCGGACAAGCAGACCATCAAGGGGCGGCCGGTGCGCAGTACAATCACCATGACGGGCGAAATCCTGCCGGAGATCAACGAGGGGCGCACGCTGCGCCTGTACGTCATCCACGTCGAGCGCGGCGAGATCGCCAAGACGACGGATGCGCTGGAGCCATACGCAAGGCTTCAGCGCGGCGGCGCGTATCGGGCGGGGATGCGGAGCTACATCAAGTGGCTGATGGAGCGATACGACAGCCTGGGCGACGAGTTGGAGGATCGGATGGCCGACGCGATGTGCGAGGCCGAAGAGATGGACATCGACCCGCGCTTTGCCCGCCTCAAAGAGAGCGCAGCCTTTTTGGTGATGGGCAGCCGGATGATGCTGGATTGGCTGGGCGCGGTCGGCGCGATGAGCGCGCCGGAGATCGACGCCCTGTACGCCAAGACGCTGGCGGGGATCGCCGAAAACATCGGCCGTCAGGGCGAGGACATCGCGGACATGACCCCGGCGCACGTCTACGTCAGCGTGATCCGCTCGCTGATCGTCACGCAGGCCGCGGCCTACGTCGATCTGACCGACACCAGCCCGACGCCGCAGGTGGACGGGCGCAGGGACTACGCCAACCGGCCGGTCGTCGGCTGGCGGGACGCCGATTTTTACTATTTCGACGCGGAGGCCATCGACCAGTGCGTGCGGCGCAACCTCAAGGATCGCGAAAGCAGCCTTGCGATGAGCGCCACGGCTGTGCGCCGCCAGATGATGGAGATGGGCATGTGTATGCCTGGCATGGATCGCGGACGACCCACGCCGCTGCGCAACAAGCGGATCAAGGACAGGACGCTCAAGCTCCTCTGGATTGACCGCGCGCGCATCGATGGCACAGGCACGACGCAGGAGGACAGCGCGCCCGCCGAAGGGTTTATCCAGGTGGATAATGAGCCGCTGCTGTTTACGTGATTATGGCAAAGTTACTTATTGCGTGCGAAGAATCACAGGTAGTATGCAAGGCATTCCGAGTTTTTGGAATTGAAGCATACTCCTGCGACATCCAGGAGCCGTCAGGCGGTCATCCGGAATGGCACATTCTCGGCGATGCGCTGGAAGCTGTCCAAGGCGGCCTTGTCCGGACAATGGACGGGGAGATGCACAATGTGGGCAAGTGGGATATGCTGATTGCACATCCGCCATGCACTTATTTGAGCAAAGCAGGGGCAAACAGGCTTGTGATTAAAGGTGTTATACAAGAGGAACGGATGAAAAAAGCGATGCAAGCGAAAGCGTTTTTCATGGCTCTTTGGGAGGCTGACTGTCCGCGCGTTGTCGTCGAGAATCCGGTGCCGATCAAAATTTTCGGCTTGCCGAAATATACACAAATCATACAGCCATATTGGTTTGGCGATCCGTGGATGAAAATGACATGCCTGTGGCTGCGCGGCGTTCCGCCGCTCTTTGCCACTGAATTGTGCATCCCCGATGGAAAATGGGTTGAAACAACAGCGCACGGGAGAATTACAAAGCCTGACAAATGGAAGAAAAAAGGAAAGAAAGACCCAAAAGAGAGAAGCAAGACATTCCCCGGAATCGCGCAGGCAATGGCGGAACAATATGGGCCGCTATTACTTGAGGAGAATTAACAAAAAAGGAGCAAAGGAAACATGAGCACAGAGATCAGTGTGAACGTCCGTCGGGCGTACATCGAGACGAATCTTGAGCAATGCAAAAAAAACATCGCTCTGTCTATGTGGCAGATCGGCAACCTGCTCAACCAGGCCAAGGATGAGGGCGTTGTGCCCCATGGCGAGTGGACGGCGTGGGCGACCACGCACAGCGGCCTGAACGAGCGCGGCGTACAGCTTGCGATGCGGCAGGCGCGAGAGCTGGCGCAGGACAGCCCGCTGCTGGAGCTGGACGATAGCAAGATCAACGCGCTGATCCGCATCCCTGCGGAAGAGCGCGAAGCCTTCGCCGCGCGCATCGACGCGGAGAACGCGACGAGCCGCGAGGTGACGGAGGCAGTCGCGCAGTACCGCCGCGAGCTGGCCGAGGTCAAAAAGGAGCGCAACGCGCTGATCGACAAGGCCGCGGAAAAGACCAAGGAGGTTGAGCGCCTGCGCGGAGAGGTCAAAAAGCAGACCAGAGCGGCGGAAAGCGCGCTGCGCGAAGCGAACGTGTATAAGGACAGCGCGGAAGTGCTAAAAAAAATGAACGACACATACACCACTCAGGTCATTGAACTTAGGCAGAACCTCGAAGAAATGACAGCTCCAGAAATTGAAGAACTCAAAAAACACATCGAGGAGTTGAAGGACAAGCTCAAAGCCGCCGAAAACAACACGACGCTGGCGGACAGCGAGCGGGCGGCGTATGAACGGCGCATCGAGCAGCTTGAAGACGAGCTGGACGCGGCGGATATGCGCGCCAACGTCAGCACGATGCGCGGAGGCGGTCAGACGGTCGATCCGATCAGCACAATCAACGCTGCCATCGGTGCGATGATCGCCTCGGCTGGCGGGAGTGTCGCGGCGCTGGGCGCGGTGCAGATGGACGACGGGACGCGCCAGATGCTGATGAGCCACGCGGTGACGCTGCGGACGATGTCGCAGGCGATCCTCGACGCGATTGGGGGCTGACGGAGATGGGTGCAGAGATCATCAAACTAACCCCAGAGCAGGGGCAGGCGCTCGACAAGCGAGACGCCGCCATGGCAGAGATGAGCGAGACGATCCGCCAGCAAAGCGCCATGCTGGCGGAAATCCGGGCGGCGATCCTGATGCAGAGCCAGGAGATCGAGCGACTTAACCGCGCGCTGTCCTCCATGCGCGTCAGCCGCGGGCAGGAGAGCGCCATCAATGCCGCGATCCGCGCGCGCGCTGCCGATCTGGCCGCTCAAAATGGGCTGACCGGCGCAGAAAAGGCAATCGCCGCGGAAATCCGCAAGAGCGTCCGCGAGGCAACCGGCTGCCGGGCAATGGGCGACGTAGAGGCCGCGGCTTTTGACCGCGTGATGGACATGATCGAGGGATGGATGCAGCGCGGCGCGCTGCGGCGTATACGACAGGAGAGGGGAGCGAAAAACGCATGAAAAATCGCGGATATGGACCGCGCGGCGGCCAAACGGCGAGGAAAGAACTGGAGTATCACGGTCTGGACGGTGTGCCGAGCTATGACTACGATGGCGAGCCGGTCAAGGCGACCGGCGATGAGATGAGCATCATCATCCTCGTCTACCTGATGTACATGACGGCGCGCAACCGGAGCGGAAAGGTGCTGGAAAAGCGCCTGAAGCTCATCCCCGGCGCGTGGAACAAGTGGCGCAGCGCGGTCGGCTTTATGGCGCGGGCGATGGACGCAATATTTGTCACGATGCCCGGCGATCAGTTGGCGCGTGTGGACATGCTGGCCAAGCACGGGCGGGTTGACATCAACCTGCCCAAGGCCAGCGACTGCGGCGGCGACCGAATGATCGTCGATACGGCCAATTTTATCACCATCATGGAGGCGGCGATGGAGAGCGAGTGCAAGCTGTGCTTTAAGCAGGGCGGCGAGTGTAAGCGCTGCAAGCTCTTTAAGGCGCTGAGTGTCGAGGCCGCGCCGAAAACGTGGGAGACGACAAGCGGCTGCGTGTATCGGGACATCGCCATGGAGGGCGTTGGGAATATGACAGAGGCAACCAAGATATAGGAGGCGAAAGATGGGGCCGGAGGTTTTCTGCCGCTGGTGCGGTCAAAAAATGAGTTTGGTTATGCACAAAGATCAGGATGGATTTTGGGGACAGTATATGTGTAAATGCGGGGCGAGTGCTCGATGGGGTAACAAACACAAAAAAAGAGATATCGCTATGCTGCGCGCGTATGTGGCGGCGAGAGCGCTTCCGCTTCCGCGACATTTTTGGGGATAGAAAGGAGTATAAGCATGGAAAACAAAATCTTTTGCCGCTGGTGCGGCCGCGAGATGAGCTACTGGGCGTATGACGAGCAAGACCGCCACTGGGGACAGTACGTCTGCAAGTGCGGCGTATGCGCGCCGTATGGCGGAAAAGCTGACACGGCAGAAGATGCAAAAGCAAGCGCGGAGAGGGCGGCGAGAGGCGTGCCGGAGCGCCTCGGTAGGCCGCTGACGCTACCTGAAGTAAAAACGATTGTCGGCTTATCGTATTTGTGCATCTCTCTTTGGGCGGAATGCCGAACGAAACCGAGCATGTCGCTGGGCTACTGCATTACATCCAACCGTATGGTTGGCGTATATCAGGCGCAGGCGATGGAAAACTACGGTGTTGAGTGGCGCTTGTGGCGCGAGGAACCGACGACAGAGGAAATGGCGAGAAACTCGTGGACAGATAAAGGGGAGGATTGACCGATGACTGGGCTTGACGTGCTGCGGCGCTGCCAGACATACGCGCAGGAGATGGAGCAGCTTAATGCGCGGATATACTTTGCGCGCGATGCGCTGACCCGCTGCACCCGCAGCACGGACGCCCAGGGACACGGCGGGGACGGCGATAAGATGGGCGAGCTTGTCGCGAGGATCGATGAGCTGGAGCGGCGCGCGAAAGCGATGGAGGCGGCGCACAGCTTTGAGGTGATCGAGGCAGCCATGCTATGCGGGCGGCTCAGCGATCCGCTGGCGGCGCGGATGCTGTACGGGCGGCTGGTGGAGGGGCAGACAATGCGGCAGATGATGGGCGAGTTGCACATGATTAGCATGGACACAGCAAAAACGCTTTACAAGCGCGGGCGCGAGCTGCTGGCCGAAACGACCAGCAGCCTTGAAAAAAATGAAGCGTATTTGCGCTTGGTGAGGGAGATCGGGAGGCGCGATAACTGGAAAGGAGAGCATAAAAATGCCTGAAAAACTTGAGACGAATCCCCTTGCTCTCCTCGAACAAATCGTCGCATTTGATCCAAGAGACTGGAGCGTGGATTACAGGGATTTTTTGATTTATGCTATCGTATTTGGGTGGGACAAAGAGATATATAGAGAGCGAGGATACTCGGACGAAAGAATAAAAGAGCTTGAGAAATTGCATGCCCGTTATCTCGAGTTGAGGGATAAGACATAGCATTTTATTCCGTGAATGCTCCATAATATCCCTTGACACCCATCCAAACCCATCCAAACCCCTACAAACCCCTCTAGACCCTCTTACACCCCTCTAGACCCCCTTTTACCCCTTGTACACCCCCTTGCCTATGCGATATGATATGCTCAACAAAAAAAACGAACCGCAAGACCGGCGAAAACGCCGTGCCTGCGGTTTTTCTTTTGGGGAGGACGCTGCCGGATGTGGATGGATAAAACAAAACCGATCAAAGAGACAGATCCATTTTACAGCACGGTGGCGTGGCGCGGGACGCGAAAGCAGGCGCTTGATCGGGACATGGGCGAGTGTCAGTTGTGCGCGAAAGAGGGGCGATATGAGACGGACTACGCCGGACGGCCTCACCCGGTGCGGGCGACGATGGTGCATCACATTGTGCCGCTTAAAGTCGCGCCGGAAAAGGCGCTTGAACTTGATAACCTGATAAGCCTGTGCGACGCCTGCCACGAGCGGATGCATCCGGAACGGCACGGCGGCGTGAAGGACGACACGCCGACGCTGGCCGAGCAGGCAGGCGTGAGAGTGGCCAAGATTACGGTGGAGTAGGAGGTTAAGGGGATGCAGCTGATCTGCGGGGACGCTATCGAGGAGATGCAAAAGCTGCCGGAGCGCAGTGTCGATCTGGTGCTGACCGATCCGCCGTACAATATCGGAGTTACCACAAAGATCGCTGGGAAATCAGTGCGCCATGAATGGGACAAGCGCCCGGATTATATCCCATGGTGTGTGGAGTGGATAAAAGCCTGCATACGAGTGCTCAAGCCTAACGGCGTTTTGTATTTTTGGCATAACGACATGGCACAAATTGCAGAACTGCTCGAGGCCATCAAGCGCGAAACGTCGCTGGCGTTTATATCCTTTTGCATTTGGGACAAGGGCGAAACCTTCCGCGCGCAATCATGGAAAAAACGAGACACGGAAAGCAACAGCGCGCTGCGCTCATGGTTTAATATTTGCGAGTACTGCCTGCATTTTTTTAATGCACCGAAGGATGCAGACGCGAGTTGGAGGCACACAGGATTAGATCGGATTAACAGCAATCCAAATTGTTATCAATCCATTAAAAAATGGTACGCTGACGAAAAAGAACGCCTGGGATTGACGGAAAAGGACATTGCTCAGAAATATACAGAAATCACCGGGAAAAAGCCGTATATGCTGCGGCATTATTGGCAAAATTCGCAGTTTGAGATTCCGACGAGGGAAGTCTATGAGGCAGTCTATGAGGCACTTGGATTTGACTTTGTGGGGGGGGGCAAGGCTACGAGGGCCTGCGCCGAGGGTACGAGGGCCTGCGCCGAGGGTACGAGGGTCTGCGCCGAGAGTACGAGGGTCTGCGCCGAGAGTACGAGGGTCTGCGCCGAGAGTACGAGGGTCTGCGCAATTATCATCAGGTTGACGCGATGCACTGCAACGTTTGGCACGAGCCGCCGATCTCAAGCGCGGGAAGGCTGCACACCTGTCAAAAGCCGGTTAAACTCCTGCGCCGGATGATCCGCGTATCGTGTCCACCCGGCGGAACGGTGTTGGATTGCTTTATGGGTAGCGGCTCAACCGGCGTGGCGGCGCACGCCGAAGGGCGCGAATTTGTCGGGATTGAGCTTGATCCGCAGATGTATGCCGTCGCATGTCGCGAGATCAAGAAAGCACAAAATCAGGTGCGCATGGAGGACATGATCGACGCAACGCCGGAGAGAGGCGAACAGACCAAGCTTTTTTAATTGGAGGTGATGAGCCGTGAAAAAAGACCCGGATTTGTACGGCATCAGCGACAAAGGCGCACAGAAATTGTACGCCGAGGGGAAAGCGATGCTTGATGAACGAGGATATTGGAACGCCGCGACGGCTGCGGTGCTCAAAAGCGCGGTGCAGTGGATGCAGGAGGCCGCGGACATCGCGCGGATGATCGCGGACGTGGTCAAGGGCGGCACGGAAGAAAAAACGCCGACCAAGCTGCGCGGCCTCATCAAAAACCGCGCGATGTGTGAGAGCGAAATGCGCAAAAACCTCGACGATCTGCTGCTCTTGCCGCAGCGCCCACGCGGCCGCCCGGCGAAGGAAGAAGAGGAAGATGAGACGGATGAGCTGGACAAGGCATGGGAGGGCTTTGACGGCGACGATCCGCCCCCGGATGATAGCGGAGGCGATGGCCTGTGAGCGTGATGACGCAGGCTATGCGCAGCCCGGCGGGAAAGTATGCCGTGGATGTGCTCGAGGATCGCATCCGCGCGCCGGTGACGATCCACCAGCAGGCGCGGCATTTTATCGACGATCTGCGCCGCGCGGAGAAAGGGGGCTGGCGCTACCGCTACGACCCGGACTTGGCGCGGCGGCCGGTGCGATTTTGCGAAGAGTTTCTTCGGCCGACGGCGGGCAACTATGACAAATTTAAGTTTATGGCGTGGCAAGAATTTGTCGATTGCCAGGCTTTTGGCTGGATCGACGCAAAAAAGGACGCGCGGCGATACCGCGAGGTGATGGAGATGGTCGGCCGCGGCAACGGCAAGACTGCGCGCATGTCAGGCAAAATGGGCTACATGTCCACCAAGGGCGGCGAAACGGGCGCGGAAAATTATTTTTGTGCTAACAACGGCAAACAGGCCAAGCGCGGATATATGGATTTTTACGGCCAAATGCTGATGAGTCCCGTCCTGCGCCGCCAGATCAAGCTGCGACGCAGTGAAAGCATCTACGAGCCGGATTTCACCCGCGTGACTTACCTGACCAACGACCCGGCGAGCCTTGACGGCCTGCGGCCCTATTTTGTGGTCAAGGATGAGATGGAGGCGGAAGTCAGCTTTGACCAGATAAACCAAATCCTCCGCCCCATGAAAAAACGCCGTCAGCCGCTGCTCTGGTACACGATGACCGCGGGCACGGTGCTCGACGGCCCGGCCATGTACCATTATTTGTACGCCAAAAAGGTGCTTGACCGCGATCCAGAACTCGACGAAAGGGCTATTGACAGCTATCTGCCGATTATCTATGAGATCGACGCTGGGCTTGACTACCACGATCCAGAGACGTGGATCATGGCCAACCCTGCGATGGGCGTGCTGCTCGACCTAGAGGACATGGTGCTCGACTATGAGCGCGCGAAGCGCTCGCCGACCGAGCTGGCCGACTTTATCACCAAACAGCTCAACGTCTTTACCCAGCCGCCTGAATCCGTCTTTGTTTCGCTGGACACGATCCGGCGCAACGACATCGGCGAGGCGGATGTGCCGATGCTGTGCCCGGCTTGGGGAGGGTTTGACCTCTCCAAGAGCGAGGATGTTACTAGCTCGGCTGTCGTGCTCGACCTGCCGGATCACCGCACTGGCATCAAGCAGCATAGCTGGATGCCGGAGGATAAGATCAAGCGTGGCAACGGACGCGAGACGAAGGACTGGCAGCATTTTGTGGATCGCGGCTGGCTGACCATCGTGCCCGGCCACTACGTCAAGTACGAGGCAATGCGCGATTGGTTTAAGGAGCAGCGAGCGCTGTACGACCTTCGCGCCATCGGTTACGACCCATATAACGCCCCGGAGCTGGTCAAGGCGCTGACGGCGGACGGCTTTATCTGCCGCGAGGTGCGACAGGGGCCGTTGACGTTCAACGCCCCCATGAAGGCATACAAAGAGGAGCTGCTGGATGGAAATGTCTACTGGTGGCACGATGAGATGTACGCCTGGTTCCTACGCAATGTCCGCCTAAAGGCGGATTTTTTTGCCCAGGAGAAAGAAAACTGGTACCCGACCAAGCGCGCGGGCGCGCATCAAAACGCGCAAAAAAAAATCGACGGCTTTATGGCGGGGATGAACGCTTACATCCTGCGGATGGAGGATAGGATCATCCCCGGCGACAGCTATCGAGACAGCCGACCGATCATTTTTGACCTATAAGGGGGGAGCTTATGGCAGGAGATCAACGCCGCAACATGCTGCGGCACACGGTGCGCATTTTGCGGCGCATCGGCCCCAACGATGGCGGCTATGACCCGGATTTGTACCGGGAGGTCGCAGTCACAAGCGCCTGTGTGCGTGATGAGAGCGACAAAGAGTTTGACACCGCCGAGGCGGCAGGCGTGCTGCATACCAAGACGTTCACCATGCGGGCGCGGGAACTTTTGGAGGACGATGTTATCGTGTGGCATGGCGGCGAGTATGAGATACGCAACCGCGACGCTGTCTACAATGACGGCCGCTGGATCAAAGCGCGCGCGTCCCTGGCCGAGAGCAAGCACACGGTGGTGATCTGATGGCCAAGATCGTGGTGGACGGCCTTAACGGCCTGACGATCCAGGAGCTCAAAAACGACGCGACGCTCGAGGGACGCATCCGCAAGGTCATTGAGATGGCCGCGGAGGTGACGGCTGAAAGCGTAAAAAATGAGGGCGCAAAAAAATTTAAGGGCAAAAAGCCCGGCGTGCCGCTCGAAGACATGGTCAAACCTGGCCCGACGCTCTTTACGGGCGACGCGGCGATGATCGAGGTCTGGCCGCAGGGCACATATACCGGCACGCGCGGCAAGCCGCGGCGCGCTGAAACCGTCGGCTTTGTGCTCGAATATGGCCGCACAGACATGGCTGCGCGGCGATGGTTTAAGGCTGGCACACGCAAAGCGACAAAAAAAGTCAACTCCATCATCATGGAGCTGCAAGGAGGGATGGCATGACCCCAGAAGAGTGCATTGGCCGCGCGCTGAAAGGCGTCGGCTTGCCGTATGGACACTGGCCCTATACGGCCAAACTGGACGGTGTGGCAATCGGATATCGGCCACGCGCAGATGATTTTGGACAGAGCGCCGGGAATCGGCCTATACGTGTGCGCGTCACCTATGATCTCGTCGTGATTCGCACGCGCGACGCGCTTGCGGAGGCGGAAAAGGCGCGTTTTGCGCTTTATAATGCGCTGCGCAAGGCTGGCTGGACGCTCGACGCGCTCGGCCCGGAAACCTATGTGGCCGAGCAGAAGCGCCACTACTGGCCTCTGTCTGCTACACGCGGGTTTGGCGTGGATGCGGACGGCCAGCCTTATGACCTGATGGCAAAGGAGGACGACAAAGGATGAGCAAGACGACACGCACACCCGCAAAGCGGGCGCGTGCACAGAGCAAAAGGGCACGGGACGCGCCGCGCGACGGCGCGCGCCTGCTGTGGCCGCAGACCTATTCGCGGGCGCAAATGGAGATGGCGACCAGCGACGTCATCACGGGCGCGATCAACCGCATCAGCAAGGCTTTTGCGCTGATGCCCATCGTGCTGATGCACGGCTGGGAGCGCGTGGTGGACGACCCGCGGGCGCAGTTGGTCGGCGTGCGCGCCAACGCGCGCCAGAGCGCCTACGCCTTTAAGCTGGCCATGGAGATCGGCCGCAACACGTTGGGCCGAGCTTACGCGGTCAAACGGTATGACGACGCTTTTCAGCTCGCGGCGATTGAGCCGGTGGACGCATCGCGCGTGACGCCGCAGATCGACGATGTGACCCGAGAGGTCTGGTACGCTATCCGGCGGGATGACGGCGAGGTTGAGTATTTGCCTCGCTTTTTTGTTATGCCGCTATTATTTTCCAGCACAGACGGCATTACAAGCGTCAATCCTGTGTCACTGCTGCGCGGCTCGATCCAATATAACGAGGACGTCAAGGCTTTTAACCTTGAAAATCTCAAGAGCATCAACAAGGCCATCGTCCTGGAATACCCCTCTACGCTGGCCGGTGAGCACCGCGCGAATAGCGTCAAGGAGACTCTAGATCTGTATAAGCAGAGCGGCGGAAAGGTTTTGGCGCTGGAGTCTGGTGTGAAGCTCTCCAATGTCACCACGTCACCCTTTGATGCGGGGACGCACTCTGTCGATCAGATCACGAGGTCGCGCGTGGCGATGGTCTACGGTATGCCCGCTGCGCTGCTGGGCGACAGCGGCGCACAAAGCAAAGCCACGGCCGAAGAGCAAAACCTTGAGTTTTTGACGACGACGATGCTACCGCTCGTAGAAGAATGGAGGCAGGAGCTGGACTGGTGGCTGCTGACCCCGCAGGAGCGCGCGGACGGCTGGCATTTTGACGTCGAGGTGGACGCATATCTCAAGGCCAACGCGCAGGCGCGCGCCAATCTGGTGCGGACGCGCATCCGCAACGGCCAGCTCACGCCCAACGAGGCGCGGGCGGATTTGGGGCTTGCGCCCAAGGAGGGCGGCGATACGCTGCTGGTCAGCAAAGACCTCGCGCCGGTCGCTCTGGTCGCCAAGGGCGCGACGATTGACCTCAATACCATTAACGGCGAGCACAACAGCGCCGCCGGAAAGGATTAAAAAATGCCGAAAAATCAACCATTTTATGCGTGGATCGACGATGGCGACACGCCGACGCTGGTCATCGACGGCGTGATTGACACCGGGTCAGACTGGTACAGCGACGCAGTCACGCCCAAAGCCTTCCGCGCGGCGCTCGATGCGCATGATGGACAGGACATCATTGTCTCGATCAACAGCCCCGGCGGCGACGTTTTTGGGGGCTTTGAAATTTACAACATGCTGGCCAGCCGAAAAGGCGGAACAACGGTGCGCGTGATGGGCCTTGCGGCCAGCGCGGCAAGCTATATCGCGATGGCCGCCGATCCCGGCAAGCTCCAGATGTGCCGCGCCAGCATGATGATGATCCACAACCCTTGGAGCTGGGCCTACGGCAGCGCCGAGGAGATGCGCAAGCAGGCCGAGGTGCTCGACGCGATTGGGAGCGTCATGGTGGATATCTACATGCAGCGCGCGACGTGCGCAGAAGAAGAGCTGCGTGCCATGCTGGACGCCGAACGCTACCTGTCCCCGACCGAGGCGCTGAACGCCGGTCTGTGCGATGAGATCATCGACCCGGCGGAGGAGGACGACGATGAGGAGACGCAGGCGATGGCCGCGCTGCGCGATCGCTACGTTGCCATGTCTGTCGAGGATGTGCGCCGCGTGCGCTCGGCGCTGCATATCGCGCCGCGAAAAGCGGCGGCGAAGCCTTCCGAGCTGACACCGGCGGGCGATGAGGATAAAAACGACTATCTGGCGATGGCCGATGCGCTGATCGCCGACATGTGAGGAGGACGAAAAAATATGAAAAAAATGAACGCGCGTATGCGCTATCTGGCGAAGCAGACGACTGCCCGCGTATGGGCCAAGGTGGACGTCAACGCTCTTTTGACGCAGGCGCAGACGCTGGCGGGCGAAATTAAGACGCTGCGCGGCCAGTTGGCTGATAAGGTCGGCGCGGACGGCGCGAAAGCCGAGGACGGCAAGGCAATCTATAACCAGATTGCCGAAAAAAAAGCGCTCTACGATCAGACGATGGAAGCCGCGCAGACTGAAATGCAGGCGCAGGCTGGCCGTGTGGCAGCCGGATTTAACCGCAAGCTGGAGAGCGTCGCGCAGCATAACGCCGAGGCGCTTGGCGGCCTGTACCGCGCGCTGATTACCGGCGCGGCTATCCCGCAGGAGACGATCAACGCCCTGAGCCTGCCGACGGTGACGACCGGCGGCGCTGCCGGAAATGGCGGCTACCTGCTGCCGAAAAACGTCAGCGATCAGATCATCCGCGATATCGTCGATGATGACAGCATCCTCGCGGAGATCACCACGACCAGCATCACCGGGCTGGAGATGCCCAAGGTAGCGACGACCGACGTGGACGGCGACGACGTGGCCGACGGCACGGATGCGCCGGATGCGACCCTGACCGCCAGCATGCTGACCTTTGGCCGCTATCCGTATGCCAAGGCCGTAACCGTGCCCAACAGCCTCCTGACGGACACCAACACCGCCATTCAGGCCTACATCGACACCCGCCACGCCGAGATGATGCGCGCCCGCCTGTGCAAGCGCATTTTTGCCAAGGGCGCGACCGGCAACTATACCCATATGAGCGTCTATGACAGCAGTGTCGGCGTGAAGACCACGACCAGCAAGACCGACCTGCTGGACGGCATTATGACGGCGCTCTCCGATCTGCCGACCCGCCCGCAGGGCGTCTACAAGGTCGCGCTCAAGATGAGCGACTGGATGGGCATGATTAAGACGCTGGCCAACGGCGCGGTGGCGCTTTTCAGTGATCCGACCCGTCAGATCATTGGCTTCACGCCGGTCATCAGCAGCTATGTGGATAAGCCGATTGTCGGCAACCTCAAGACGATCCACCTCAACTATGACAGCCCGATTGCCTACGAGACGGAGCGTCATGCCAAGGCGCGCACGACCGACTTTGTCCTGTCCACCTACTACGACATCCAGATCGAGCAGCCGGAACTGCTGCGCATCGTGGACGTGCAGGCGGCCTGACAGGGGAGGCGTGAGGCATGGACGCGCGGACGCTGATTAACGACTATCTGGGCGGTCAGGAGCGCGTGCGCCGCTATCTGCGTGGCGTGGATGAGGGCAGCGAGCTTGACCTGGAGGCCATGGACAACATGGAGGCGGCCGTGGAGAGCTTGCGCGCCGCTGGCGTCTACGACGCGATGGCTGTCTGCGCGCCCAAACTGTACGCTTCGGCGGCGCTGCTCTTTTGCCGCCAGTTAACTGACGCGGAGGATAGCGTACAAGAGGCCATCTACGCCCAACATGTGCGGCTGGTGCTCCAACTGCGTTACGACCCGCGAAACGTAAAGGAGGATGAAAATTAAATGGCAGAACCTACTTTTAACACCGATCTGATCGAATTGCAGGGACTCGGCCTGTATACCGGCGTATCGGACGCATACATCGCGCTGATGACGAGCGAGGGCACCAGCACGACTCCGCCGACGTATGACACGCCCTTTTTGGCTTGCGAGAACACGGAGGTCGGCCTGACGCCGATCTACGCCGAAGGAAAACTGGCTGCCAGCAACCGGATGATCCGCAAGCGCAAAATGCTGACCGGCATGACCACCAAGATCAGCTATCCGCGGATGGTCGCCGAGAAGCGCGCGGCAGTGCTCGGCCATGTGATGAGCAAGGGCGTTGAGATTTTGGGCGACAAGGCACAGCCCAAGTGTGCGGTTGGCGTGTGCGAGACGCGCGACGACGGCACGATGGTCATGCGCTGGATTTTGCAGGGCGAGTTTTCTGAGGGTGAGGTGACAGCCACCACCGAGGAGGACGACACCCTCAGCTACACGATCCCGACGCTGGAGCACGCGGGCACGCGCGTCGCGTATCGCATGGGCATCGGCAACGGCGCGTTTATGCGGCCGGTCGAGGTCATTTGCGACACGGCGCTCGAGGCCAACAAAACCAAGACGCCGGAGACGTTTTTTGCGACGGTGCCGGATTTGGCTGCCCTCTCGGAGGGGCTGGCGACGATCTAACCATTTCAAGCGGCAAGGCGAGGCTTTGCCGCTTGATTTTATACGCGATCGCGGGGGCATGACCCCGCAGGCGGACAGGAGGGAATCTTATGCAGGCAATGGATATTGACGCGCCGGTTATCACGATTGAACTCGGCGGAAGGGCTTACGAGCTGCGATTTGACAACGAGCAGATCAGACGGACGGAGCTATGCTATTCGGCAGCGACGGGCGTGCGAATGGGCTATTTGGGCATCCTGACGCAGGCCAATCAAAAAATCTTTGGCGCGCTCTGCGCGTTGTGCTGGGGCGCAATCGCGTCGGCGGAAATCCGCGACCATGTGCCCGGACGACAGCGAATCGCATTTGCGGATTTTGACGCAAGTGTGACCTATCGCGAGATGCTTGAGCAGGCCGATGATATTGTCAACGCGGCGGTGGCTGCAATCGAGGCGGGCAAAGGCGGGCCGGGAAAAAACGCATGAGGCCGTCGGATAATCTGCCATGGGGGCGCATGATGCGCGCCGCGCTGAGCGCGGGCATAAGCGTCGATGAGTTTTGGCGATTATCTCCGGCGGCGGTGCTGAGACTTACACGCAAGCAGGCGGAGAGCAGCGCGCCCATGCGAATGGGCAGCCTCGCAGACTGTCCATGATGGAGGTGACAGACGATGAGCGACACGACGATCCGCACCAAGATCGTGATCGAGGGCGAGAAACAGTATAAGGCGGCGCTGGCGGATATCAACCGCCAGCTCAAAGAAACCAAGTCGGCGCTCTCCGTAGCCGCGGCTGAATATGCCAACGCGGACAGCGCGACGCGCACGACCGCGCAGCAGACGGAGGCGCTCAACCTGAGCCTTGAGCAGCAGCGCCAGCGCCTTGCCCTGATGGAGGAGCAGCTTGGCAAGGTCGAGGACGCATACGGCAAAAACAGCCGCCAGGCGGTCGAGCTGCGCACAAAAATCAACAACGCGCGCGTGGAGATAGCCAAGACGGAGACGCAGATGCGCGGCTTTACGGATGGCTTGGATGCGATCACGGATGCGAGCGGGCAGACCGGCGAAGGACTCGACGGCGCGGCGAAGAGCCTTGAAAATATCGGCGACAGCGCCAACCAGGCACAGGGCGACGTGCAGGATTTGGCGGCCAGTATCGGCGACGTGGTCGGAAAAAAACTCATTGAGTTTGAGGTCGGCAAAAAGGCGCTTGAAGGACTGCGGGACGGCATCAAGTGGGCGCTGGGAGAGGCCATCCAGGGCGAGACGGAGGACGCGCAGGCGCTTGCGCTGGCTGGCAGTCCAGAGGTAGCAGAGCGACGCAGAAAGATCAAGGATGAGGTGGATCGCCGATGGGCCGGACAGCGCAGCGGCGATCAGACGGTCAGCGACGTGGCCGCGGTCGATACGGCGCTGGGAAACGCCGGTATCACGGACGACGAGTACATCACTCGCATCACCAACGAGGTCATCACGCTCGACCAGGTCTTTGGCCAGAGCACACAGGACACGATCAACCGCGCGACGAGCATGGTCAACGCCTACGGCATTACGTGGGATCACGCGCTGGATTTGATGACCAAGGGCATGCAGGATTTTTCGGACGGCGGCGCGCAGATGCTCAACGCTTACGAGGATTACAGCCAGGTCTACCAGCAACTCGGATATGACGCGGATAACATGTACAGCGCGCTCAAGAGCGCGAGCAACGACCAGACGCTCGGCAAGGACAGCAACCTCAACAAAGGCGTTGAAAATTTTGTCAAAACGCTCACGAGCGGCAGCGAGGAAAGCAAAACGGCGCTTAAAGACCTTAACCTCTTGACTGCCGATATCCCCACCAAGATGCGCGCGGGCGGCGACGCGGCATCTGAAGCTGTCCAGCGTGTGCTGACAGGTCTGCAAAGCATTGAGGATAAGGCCAAGCGGGATGAGCTGGGCAAGACGCTTTTTGGCGATAAAATCTGGACAGAGACCAACGGCCAGATTGTCGATACCATCCTCGCGGGCTATCAAAAGGTCGGCGACGTGGCAAGCGCGACCGAAGACGCGATGCTGGCAAAACTGGACACAGTTGACGACGCTTGGGCTCAGACAAAAGAGCGTTTTAGTCAAGATGTGACCGAGCCGATCGTTTCTCCATTTTTGGAGGCGGGCAAAGAGGCATTGCAGGCGCTAAACAAAAATTCAGACGAAACTGGAAATTTTTGGACGGGATTGTTGAAGACATTTGGCGAAGCCAACACCAATATGGCAACAATGGCGGCAAATGGATTTGATAGCGCTACAAAAGCATATGATGATTGGGCAAAAGGATTTGCGCAGAAGGTCGCATCCGGTGAAGTTGTTGATAATGTCGTGCAAATTGGGAACAACGTTGGGGAAGCGGCAAAAAATATCGGTAATGCAGTCAACGAGGCGGCAACCGGTACGGCACAGCGATTTGACGAGGGGCAAAAAGCCTACCTTGCGATGGCCGAGCAGGCAGAGCAGGCAAAGACAACGACCAAAACCAGCGTCGAGGAGCTTTCTGCGCAACGAGCAGAACTTGAAAAGCAGCTTGACGATATCAACACGCAGATCATGGAGTCCGACATGGCCGGAGATTTTGCGAAATCTGCGGAGCTGATGAGTAAGCATGACGAGATCATCGCGCAAATTGGTGAGCTGGCCACACAGATGGCAGATGCGGCCTCGGAGGCGGGACAGTCTGCTGCCGACGCGCTCGCCGAGAAAGATACCGACATGCAGACCGCGGCCGAAGACCTGACGCAGGCGGGCGTGGACGCGATCACGGACATGGAGCCGGATATGCAAGGCGCGGGCGAGACGATTGGAGCGGCTGCGGTATACGGCACAGACTCCGGGCTTGTCGATCTGCCGCAGGTCGGCGATGACAGCGTGGAGGGGCTGCTGGGCGCGATTAACTCGCGGGAAAACGATATGTACAACGCGGGCAAGCGCATCGGCGGCGCTTTCCGGCGCGGCTATACGACGACGATGCAGATACACAGCCCAAGCCGAGTGATGGCCGAGGCTGGCGAATATACGGTGGAGGGGCTGCTGGACGCCTTTGACGAGGCGGATGATCGCGTCACGCGGGCGGGCAGCGCGCTGGCGGAAGCTTTCAGCGGCGGCTATAACGCGCAGAGGGCGACCTATTCGCCCGCAGGAGACGCGCAAGGCGGAAGTGTGGGTATTTCTGCCGGTGATATCGCCGAGGCCGTCAGAGGGGCGCTGGACGGCGTTGGATTGTACTTTGACGGACAGCGCACCGGGCGCGTCGTCGCAGAGGGCGTCAGCCAACAGATCGCCACCAGGTCGTCTTCGACCGTCAGCGGCCAGAGCGCGAGCCGAAAGGGGTGGTAAGGTGTACGACGATTTTACTTTTGCCGGTAAAAACTGCCGAGATTTTGGGGCGCATGCCTTTTTTGGGGAGACGACGACCATTGGCACGACGATCAGCCGCAACCTGTACGCCCTGCCCGGCGGCATCGAGGCGGAAATCGGCGAGGCCAGCTATAAGAGCGTGACGCGCAAGGTGACGCTGACGCCGATGGACGGACGCGAGGCGGACGAGACATTTTGCCGCCGGATCGTCGGCTGGCTATGCGCAAAGCGCGGCAGGATGATCCTTGATCGAGACCCGGAGGTTTACCGCATTTGCAGCTTTGACAAGGCGGCGGAATTAGACGGTAAGAGCTGGCCGGACGGCTGCATCCAACTGACCGCAACCTTGCAGGGGCTTGCCTATGCGACACACGCCCAAACGGCAACCGCCACGACCGGCGGAGGGAAAGCGACCATCCGCGCGGGCTTTGATACGGACGTCGCCGCACCGCTGCGCGTGGATATCAAAGTGACAAGCGGCAATGTGACGGCGGCGACCATCGTGGTCGGCGGTAAGTCGCTGGCGCTGTCCGGACTTGACGCGGCGGCGGGGCAAACAATCCGCTACGAGGCGGGAGACGCGAGGGCAGACCTTCTGCCGATTCTGAGCGTGGACGGTGTGCAGCGCTTTGACACAGTCAAAACATGGAAACGCTTGAAGGTGACGCGCGGGCAGAACATCGGCATTACGCTGACCGGCGGCGAGGCTGTCGTGACGGCTTATCTGCGCGGGAGGTGGATTGCATGATCGAGCTGATGAAGAGCGACGGCATGACGCTCAAAGCGCCAATCGATACGGCGATCCGCTGCGGCTACAAGCAGACCCTTAACGAGCTGGACACGGCGACGCTGGAGCTGGCCGCGGGCGATCCGATTGTGGAGTTGATCGACGTGCCGACGAGCTGGGTGCGGTTGACGGATGGGGAGGACTACGTCGGGCTTTACCGCGTCAAGTCGGCCGTATACACCGATAAAGAGAGCGGCGCAACCGTGACTTATGAGCTGGAGAGCGCGGAGTGCACGCTGCTGGACGATATGCTGATCGGCCACCACGAGCTTGGCGGGACGGAGCTTGACACGCGCTGGGTGCTCAATTACATCCTCGCTCGCCAATCGACGGCGCGCTGGGAACTGGGCGCGTGCGATTTTGCCGACCAGTACCAGTACAATTTTGAGGACGTGACGCTGCTTGAGGCCATCATGTCGCTGGGCGAGGTGCTCGTGGACGAGTACGCATTTATTTTTGATGCCCAGGAAAAGCCTTGGACGATCCGGCTGCGGAAGCTCGGGCAGGAGGCGACGCGGGCGCTGGTCTACGGGCGCAACGTCACCGCCATCCGGTGCACAATCAACGGGCGGATCGTCACGCGGTTGGTCGGCCGTGGATATGGCGAGGGCGACAATCAACTGACGGTCTCCTCCATCAACGGCGGGAAGGACTACATCGACGCGGACGCGGAAACAATGGCGCGCTACGGCGTGCGTGTCGGGCTGCATGCCGATCTCCGGCAGACCGATCCGGCGACGCTGCTGGCGCGGATGCGCGCCATTTTAGAAAGTGGAAAGCGTCCGCAAGTCTCCTACGAGGCGACCTGCGCTGATCTGCACATGCTGACTGGGGAGGACTGGGACAACGCCCAAGTTGGCGACCGTGTGCTGGTCCTCGACGAGGTGCTCGGCGAGACGATCAAAGTGCGCGTGACCGGCCGCGAAAAGACCGACATTGATGGCGACCCCGGCAGCGTCAAGCTGACGCTGGACAGCAGCGTGCGCGACACGGCCGAGGAGCTTAACGAGATACTGGACAAGATCGGCGTGCAGGAGCTGTACAGCCAGGGCGCGACCAATCTGTACAGTATGCAGATATCGGACAGTTGCGACGCAGATCATCCGCTGGAGATGTCTTTTTACGTGCCCGGCAATGTCCTGCGCATTAACCGCTGTCTGCTCAAATGGCAGATTGAGGCATATCGGAGTTATGCCAGGCTGGCCAAGTCCGGCGGCGGAAGCACCCGCACGAGCGAGGAGGGCGGAGGCGGCACGGTGACGATACCGGCGCAGACGATCTCCATTGGCGTCAAATACTCCAGCGGTCCGATGGACGCCGCTGATGGCAGCGCAGTGTCGTTGACCGGCGGGCCGAAGGACTACCTGGGCGGGGTCAAGACAGCGACGGACAATGCCGGAAACCACAGCCATAATTTTGTGCACGTCCATGCGCTCGCGTCGCACAGCCATAATTTTACCGGCACGTCAAAGACCTACTCTATCGCGCACAATCACAGCCTGTCTGCCGGGGCGGGAGCGACTGGCGGCATCTACTCGGGCAACAAAAATATCAAGGTGACGCCAGAGGGTGAGATCGAAGGGAGCGGCACGCTCTGGACAACGGGCGCATATGATGCGCAGGGCGGAAACGGAAAGCCAGCCACGAGCGAAAACGGCACTCACAGCCACGATTTTGCCCACGCGCATGATATGCCGCATGTGCATGACATCCAGCATGAGCATGTGATCCCCTCGATGTGGTTTGACCTAGAGCCGCACAGGCACAGCGTCAAAATCCCCGAGCATACGCATGACATCGAGTACGGCATCTATACCGGCAGCCGCGCGAAGACCGTGACGATCAAGGTGGACGGCAAAGAGATACCCGCCGAGGATTTGGGCGACGAAAAGGAGATCGACATCGCCAAATATATGTCGGCAAACGCTGACGGGCGCGTGACGCGCAGCACTTGGCACAAGGTCTCCTTTGTCCCGGATGCACTGACGCGGATCACGGCAAACCTGTTTTTCCAGGTTTTCATTCAGTCCCGCGGAGCGGGCGATTATTAAGGGGGAATGGCAAAAATGGAGGGATTTATCCAACGCCAGACAATAGAGATGACGCAAAGCAACCCCGTCCTTGTGCGGGATCAGCCGCTCGTCAAGGGCGATGTGCAGGCGCTGGTCTGGATCGTGACAGTCAAAAAAAACGGCGTGCCGGTAGACTTGACCGGAGCGACCGCATCGCTCTACTGTGCGCGCGCCTTGTCTGAGGACGGGAGCGGCGGCACTACATATAGCGCGGCAACAGTAGAGGGCGGCGGCACGGTGAGAGCGGTTTTGCCAACCGACGCGGCCAATATCCCCGGCCCGGTCGGTTGCATGATCCGCGTGACCAGGGACGGAGCGAGTGTTGCGGTTGCGCGCATGGCCGTTATGGCAATCGATCAGACTGGGGACGACATCCTGGACGAGGGCAAGCGTATACCCAGCCTTGACGAGATTGCGGCGTCCATCGCTCGATGCGATGCGGCCGCAGAAAAGGCAGAGGGTGCTGCTGCATCGGTCGGCGACGCGCTGAAGCAAGTCGCGTCGGCTATCAAGACCGCTAATGGCGCGGCGAGCGACGCGAGAAACGCGGCTGGGCAGGCGACAGATGGCGCTTCCGCGGCGAAAGCCGCGGCTACTACTGCCACAGAAGCAGCCGCCAAGATCGACGGCATGACCATCACAGCGACCGGCCTTGCGGCGGGCGCTGCACCGACGGCAGGGCTGACCGAGGTGGACGGACACTACAACATCGCGCTCGGCCTGCCGAAAGGCGATAAAGGCGACCCCGGCGCAACCCCTCAGATCACGGTGCAAGTCAAGACTGGCGAGCCGGGCACGGCGGCCAGCGTCAAGCAGACCGGCACGGCAGAAGCACCAGTGATCGTGCTGACCATTCCGCGCGGCGATACGGGCAGCCTTGGGAACCTGACGATCAACGGCAAGACCCCGGACAGCGCGGGTAAGGTCGAGCTGACGGCGGCAGACGTGGGTGCGCGTGCTGACGACTGGATGCCGACGGCGGAGGATGTTGGGGCGCTCTCCGGCACGGACGCGACATTGACCGAGGCGGGGAAAGCCGCGGACGCAAAGGCGACTGGCGATGAGATTAGTTCGCTAAAGGCTGAGAAAGCTAATAAATCGATTATTTCCGACGCTTGGCAAAGCGGAAAAACCTATAATGCGGGCGCGTATTGCATCTATAACAACAGTCTGTATAAGGCGCTCGTGCAGACGACAGCAGAACCGGCTAGCGCGAGTGACTGGAAAAATGTTAGTATTACTAACGAGTTAAAACCGATTCGCACAAAACGCATCACAGGGACTACAGATTCCGCTGGGGACATATCCGCTGATCTTGATAATCGCCACGTTATATTATCAGCAGGCTGTGATAGACAAGGAGAAGGATGCTACACAGGTTTTATATCAATTACTCCAACGCTTTCGCACAACAATAATGCCTACATTTGGTGGGCGAAATGCGTAGACGACAAAGGGGTGATTTTAGCTAACACTAAAGTATGTGTAGATGTGTTTTATATGGATATGTAATTATAAGGAGGATTCAAACCATGAGGTATTATACCATCAAAATCTTGACGGCGACTGACAACACGGAAGCGCGCGATTTGCGCGGCTTTGACACGCACGACGAAGCGCTTATCCGCTATCACAACGACTTACAGGCCAACATTGGCAAGTGCAAGTCGGTATACTGCGCGGTCATCAACGGCGTTGGTGGCGTGTACAAGAGCGACACTTGGAGCGCGGACATCGTGCAGCCGGAAGCGTAAGTTTGCAAAAACAACGACATGGCTGTAGGTGAATGTTTTGTTGAGGTCAACAAAACTTGCTCTCGCCGCGCTGCATCGGTTCCTGATGGGAGGCATGTGGCATTAGCCGTTTGTACCATCTGCTTATTTTATCCAAGGGAGCGCTAATGCTAACTATCAATAGCTAGTTTTTACGATGTGAGAAAACCGGGGAGGTGCACATCCCCGCTTACAAGGCGGGGCAATCTTTGAAAAAAATGAAAAGCAAAATGGAGTACAGAAAACAAAAACAGCAGGCGCGAGCATGGGCGATCAGATATCTTGTTGAGTGCCTGCATACTGAGCCGACCGATGAGGCTATCCGAGAATACGCACGCGCCAGAAGACGAGAACTCAAAAAGTTTCATCGTCTTAGAGGGCACATGCTCGGATAAAGGCGGAAGGAGTGTGAAAGCCTTTGATTCAGGTGGAAGAAGCCATCCGCGCGGCGCGGGGACTGATCGGGACGAGCTACGAAACGCTGGACTGCATCAACCTCATCAAGAAGGTCATCCGCACAGCGCCGGGCGGCGACAAGCGCTACACGACGGCAGGAACAAACGAACTTTGGAACAGCTTTGACAGCGCGCCGAAGTATCGCCATTTGATCTGGCGGCAGTCGGGCATTTCCGGCGCGAAGCCGGGGATGCTGGCGTTCATGGGCGTGGGCACGGGCGACGTGAGCCACACCGGTCTGGTGACGGAGCAGGGCACGGTCATTCACAGCAGCAAGAGCCGAGGCGGCGTGGTCGAAACCGTGCTGACAAAAAAGAACGGATGGAACGGGCTGGGGGTGCATCGGATGATCGAGGTGGTCTATTCGGAGGGAGGAAAAACGGAAGTGAGCGAAGTGGAAAAGATTTTTGGCAATGCGACGGTGCGCATAACCAGCGGATATCTCAACATCCGCGATGGCGCAAGCACGCGGTCAAATGTCATCGCCAAAGCCGCAAACGGCGCGCGGGTGAACATCATCCGTGAGGCGGGCGGCACAGGCTGGGTCTTCGGCGTGCTGGCAAGTGGCGAGGCCGGGTACATGTCGAGCGAGTATCTGGTCGAGGATGCGCCGCCGGAAAGTGGAGATCAGGGCGAGACGGGCGGCGAAGCGCCGAACACGACGACCCTGCGCAGGAGCGACGGTGTGCACATCACGCTGGCGGGAATCTGGACGCTTGTGGAGGATTAACCGATGACCATACAAAAGCTATTGGACGGCTTGCGTGCGGCTGTCACAACGCACAGCACGCTGACGCTCGTGCTGGTGTACATCGCGCTCAACCTGATTGAGATTTCGCCGGTCAAGGTGCAGCCGCTGTCGTGGATGTTCCGCGGGCTGCGAAAGGCGCTCGTCGGCTCGTTGGAGGAGCGCATGAGCAGGATTGAGGCGAAAAACGACCTCGAATTTGCCAAAATCTCACGCGCTCGAATCCAGCGGTTTTCCGACGAGTGTTATAATAGCGTCAAACACAGCAAAGAGCACTTTGAGCAAGTTTTTGACGACGTAAAATCATACGAAACGTATTGTAAAGCACATCCGGAGTTTGAAAACCACAAGACGGTTGAGGCCGTCGAAATCATCAAAAACGCTTATCACAAGTGTTTGCAGGAGCATAAATTTTTGTGACATCGCCCGGTAAAGACCGGGCGGAAAGGGGAACTACATGAAAATTAACTGGCTGGTAAGGTTTAGAAACAAGACATTCCTCGCGTCTTTCCTGGCGCTCATCATCGCATTTTCGTATAACATGCTTTCTTTGTTTGGCGTAACGCCATCTGTACAGCAGGATGCGCTGTTGACCGCTGTCAACGCGATCTTGACGGTGCTGGGCATGATCGGCGTGATCGCCGACCCGACGACCAAGGGGATCAGTGACAGCGCGCAGGCGATGACCTACGACAAGCCCAAGGAGGAGTGAGGGAGGCGATTTCCCGTGCGCCTTGATTTTGACAGGCGCACAAAAGAGGAAATCGCCCGCCGCTGCGGCTTTGACGTTCACGTTCGGCTGGGGCAGGTCTTTGACCTGCTCTGGCGCGGTTACAGCATCGTGCAGATCAGCATGACGCTGGGCATGTCTCCAGCGACCGTCAGCCGCAGCATTCGCGAAATTAAAAAACGAATGTCTGCATCTATATATACAGATGACAATACCCCGGCCTGATGGCCGGGGATTTTTCTAATGCAAAAATAAATAAAAATAATTTGCAAAACACTTGACAAGTAAATTAAAATGATGTATAATACAGGCATAAAGAACAAGGAAAACAACCAGATCGGAGGAAACAAAATTGAAGTACATCATTAGCTATGAGCGCAACGACGTCTACCAGTGCATTGGAATAAACGCCCAGACCACAGAGCAAGCCGTCGCTTACTTTTCCCAGTACAAGCCTAGCGCCCGGATCCTTGGTATCAGCGAGCGCATGGAGGACAAGCCTGGACGCCCTGTTATCACGGTACCCGATGATTTTGGGGTAAGCCCGGAACCGCAAGCGCGATCTTGAGATCGGCTACATCGACAACATGACCGGCGCACTCGTCGCCGCGTAAAAAAAGGAGGAAAAAAACATGAAACTTAAAAAAGGGTATGCGCTCATTTGGGGTGAGCCGAAAGGTCGCGGCTACTGCGGAGACGGCACAACCGTCCCTGTCGATCTGGTGCATGACGGGCAGGTTATTGCCCATTATGTCACCTGCCCTTGCGGTCGCGGCTGCGGCAACAAGGACGTCGTGTTGTGCGACGCTTGGGGCAGTCGTGACACGGAGCCCGCGATCGAGGAGGTGCGGGCGGAATGATGGGAATCAAAGAGCTGCGCATCCTGCGCGGCCTAAAGCAGAAAGAGCTGGCGGATAAGATGGGTATATCCGCTCAACAGCTCAATAATTACGAGGGTGGGCAGAGCAACCCCGGAAACAAGATTCTGCCCGCGCTGGCGGACGCGCTGGGCGTTTCGACAGCCTATCTTCGGGGCGACGCGCAGCGGCTGGCCGTCTATGATTGGGAGACTGGACGCACAGAGGCTCTGCCCATCATGGCCGAGACGGTGATCGACGATTACGGCATTTTTTACCTCGTCGAGCACCCGGAAATCGGAGTGATGGCGGTGATCCAGTCCGAGGGCGTGCAGTTTACCCTCGCGAGATGGCAGGATGATCCGCCGATGACTGTTGACAAGATCGCTAGTGCGCGCTGGGTAGATGCGCGTGGCGAAGACGCGATAATGTATAGGGGCTTGCCTCGCATCCTCGTTGGCGGTGCGTTTGGCAGCAAGAGGGATCGGCTCGGTTAAAATCAACAAAATATTAACCGACAAAAAAGGAAAGGAAGAAAAAACATGAAAATCCCAATTTACAAATCTTATGGTGTTCTGGCACACGAATATCAGCCGGTTTATACATGGGCATGCCCGAAAAGTGATGTCTATGATGAGATTATCGTGGAGGTGCCGAACGTAGACGGCGAGAATTGTGATGGTGATCCGCTTGTAAATCTGGGTGACGGACTTGTTTATCCGCTTCAGATGGTGCTTGGCAACTGGGGCGACGAGCCGGCGCTTATCTGGTATGACGGTGTGGTTCAGCGCCACAAAATCCTGAAAGCCTATACCAAACTATAAGATATCCCCGGCCAGAAAGCCGGGGCTTCTTTTTTGAAAAATAATAAAATTTTATTTACAAATCGCTTGACAAGTAAACTAAAATAATGTATAATACAGTCATAAGGAACAAGGAAACAACCTGACAGGAGGAAGAAACCATGAAAGAAAAGTACAAACAGCAACTTTCCATCGCTGCGCGCGAAATCCTCGAACACTCCGGCCTGAGCTTTACCCTCATGGGGGACAAGATGGCCGTGTCGCCGCGCGACAAGGCCGTCAAGCTGCTCAAAGCACACCCAGCCGAGATGCAGGAGATCAAGGCTGCGCTGATGGCCGAAGAGCGCGAAACCGCCGAGCGCCGCCGGAATTTCCGCGCCGCGATCCCAGGTCTCAAGGAACTCGAAGCGGCGAAGGAAGAACAAGCAGCCTACCGCGAAGCGTTTTCGCGGGCTGTGGATAGCGGCGACGGCATCTATCCCGCCAAGCCTGAAAGCGATCCGGCGGTGCTGAGCGCACAATACCCGATGGAGGCCGCGATGCTCCGCGCGGAAAGCTACTCCTGCGCCGCCAATTACCGCAAGGCTGGCGCAGGCAGAAAAGCCGTCGAGCGCATCCTTGACGGGGAAGATTGGGAAAAAGCCATCAGCGACATGGAAACCGAGTGGCACGAGGCGGCGCTCGAACACATGTGGGACTGACAAAAACCCGATATAAATCTGACGTGCATCTGATAGGTGCACGTCCTTTTTTTATGCAAAAATGGAGACAGAAAGGAGGGAGCATGATGGAATATAAAGAGTATGCTTCCAAAGGCGTGGCCGGGGCCGGGCTGGGTCTGGGCATTGCCGGTACTGCGCTCGGTGTCCTCAACGGAGGCGGTGCGCTCTGCAACCTGTTCGGCGGCAATCGCGTGGGCAACGCGGCTGCGGACATGGCGGCGATGATGGCGGTGGCCAACGCTGCGCCGCGCGCAACGGCCTGCACTTGCAGCGAGGATCACACGATCAACCGCTACGAGGCTGGCCAGTCTGCGCGGATCGCGGAACTGGAGGCCGAGGTCAAACTGCGCGACGCCAACACCTACACCGACAGCAAGATGCTGGACATGTACAAGTACATCGACGGCAGGTTGCGCGGCGTGGAGGGTCAGCTGGCTCAGCAGGCGATCTACAACGCCACCAACAACGGCCTGATCGGCTGCCTGCAAGAGCAGGTCGCGGCGCTCCGGGGCATGACCAAGATGGTCATCCCGGACAGCAACATCTGCCCGCTGCCGATGCAGCGCTATAACTCCTGGACTGCGCCGACGACGGCCGCATCCAGCGCGAGCACGGGAGGCTAACGACATATGGCGACTTTGCAGCAGGTCGCCGCGGGTGTGGCGCACTACTATGACGTGGTAGTGCGCCCATCTATTAGCGGCGCAAAAGGGATCGTCTACGGCGTGGCCGTCGGCATGGCGGCGGCTCACCCGGAGCGGATCGTCGGTAAGTATCTGCCCACGCTCCAAGCGCTGGGCATTATGTCGGAGGATGGCAACATCGACGTCGGCGCGGTGGCGGTGCAGCTCAAGGAGCAGATAGCCAAGGCAGGCGGACGCATGACTATCCAGATCGGGCAGGACAGCATGAGCTTCACGCCTGAGGACGTGGACAGGTTGATCGAGCTGATCGACAGGGTTAAGGCATAGGAGGGATAAGTATGTGGACGGTTGAGGCTATCAGGGAGGCCAGAGAGCAGATTATGCAGTGTCCGCAGACGCTTGGCAACGTTCGCGATTTTGCGCTAATGTCCATCGCATTGGACGCGCTCGATGAGCATTGCGAGGGCGGCGAGGCGATCACAATGGAGCAGGCGCAGGCATGGGTGGATCGCATGGACAACGCCGACACATCCAGACCGCATGGCGGGCGCTGGACATACGCCGAGGCGACGGAGCTGGGGCATAAGCTCGGCGTGCCAGACGATCAGATGATTGCATTTTTTGTTGCTCTCAATATGATCTGGTCGGATTATGGGCCGGTCATTTCGGCCGCGGGGATCAACACGCCGGATTTTTACGGCAAGATGGCGCGGGCGTTTATCGACGACAAGGACGCCAAGCCGCACAAGGTCGCGCGTTATATGCACGCCATTGCCAAGTGATGGCAAGGATTCAACAGCCGCACGGTTTTGTGCGGCTGCTTTTTTATGCCGGTTTGCCGCCTAGCGGCAGCGACAGGGTTTCCCACGAGTGCATTGGCAAAACTGCACAAAAGATTCGAGGGGAGGGGTACCCTCCCCCATATTTGCATTAAATAACGGTCTGAATCAGCACC